ATAAAACCTTTATACCTAGCCACGCATCGCCTACCGGCGGTCAAAGGGGTTGTTTATGTTGGGACACCGCAACTTATTCAAGTGAGTGCTGCGATGGCTCTATGCAAGCCCAAGGCATAGGAGTAATAACAAGAACAGTTTAAAAACGCAAAAAAATAATTAATAATCGTTATATAAATAGTATGGAAAAAACAAAAATGTTAAATCAAATTAGAACGCTTTTAAAAATGGAAGTGAAGCTTGAAGAAATGAAATTGGAAAACGGCACAATCGTGACCGCCGATTCATTTGAAAAAGATAGTGAAATTTTCATTGTAAGTGATGAAGAAAAAATTGCAATGCCCGTAGGTGAGTATTTACTCGAAGATGGGCGTTTATTAGTTGTTGAATCTGAGGGCTTAATTGCTGATGTTCGTGAAGTATCGGATGAAGCACCGGCCAAAGAAGAAGAAACAACTGAAGATCTTGAAGAAGTGGTAACTGAAGTACCTGAAGAAGTAGTAACTGAAATTGAAGCAATCATTGAAGCGGTTGTTGAAGTTATTGCACCGGTAATTGAAGAAGTAAAAGCAGATATTGAAGAACTTAAAAAACTTTATTCTGATGGTAAGCAAAAAGAAGAAATGAGTGCTTCAAGAAAACCATTAAGACATAACCCAGAAACCAAAACACAAAAACAACAAGTGCAATTTGGTAAAGGACAATTTAACACAACACTAGATAGAGTAATAAACAAATTAAATCAATAAAAAATGAATAAAATGAATAAAAGAAACGTAGGTTTAAGCAAAAGAAATGTAAACCTAGCCACGGCCACTAATATTACGACTACATATGCCGGACAATTTTCTGGTACGTACATTGCCGCAGCTTTGCTATCGGCAAGCACAATTGATGATGGCGGTTTAACAATTAAATCGAACATCAGCTTTAAGGAAGTTTTGAAAAAGTTATCTACCGATGCTTTAGTAAAAACCGCTACATGTGATTTTGACCCAACATCTACAATCACACTTACTGAGCGTATAATTGAGCCAAAAAATCTACAAGTTAACTTAAATTTGTGTTCAAATGATTTCCTATCGGACTGGGAATCGCAGCAAATGGGCTTTGGTCTTGCGACTACTTTACCACCGACATTTTCAGATTTTCTAATTGCTCATGTGGCGGCCGAGGTTGCCCAGTCAACTGAAGAAAATATCTGGCGTGGTGATACTGCGGCGGCATCTGTAAATTCTTTTGATGGTTTTGAAAAACTAATTGCTGCGGCGGTTGCGGCTGTTGAAATTCCGGCGGCACAAGCTATTGCCGGTGTTGCTTTAACATCTTTAAACATCATTGAAGAAATGAGTAAGGTTGTTGCGGCTATTCCTAATACGCTATATGGTAAAGAAGACCTTTTTGTATATGTTTCTTCTAAAGCTGCGAAGCTTTACGTTCAAGCATTAGGTGGTTTCGCTACCGGTATGACAAACAACGGTGTAAATAATATGGGTACAACTTGGTTTAACAACGGCTCATTGATGATAAACGGCGTTAAAGTATTTGTTTCACCGGGACTATCAGATGACAAAATGTATGCAGCGCAAAGGTCAAATTTATACTTTGGTTGCGGCTTGTTAAATAGCCAAAATGAAGTTAAAGTTTTGGACATGCGCGATTTGGATGGGTCATCTAATATTCGTATGGTGATGCGTTTTTCAGCAGCCGTACAATTCGGAACTAATGACATCGTTTCATACGCATAATTAATTAATTAATCAATTTAAAGGGGTGGGTAGATAATCTGCTCACCCTTTTTTTTTAAAAAAAATTTTAGACAATATGGCTTGTACATTAACAACGGGTAGAAAACTACCTTGCAAAAGTGCCTTTGGTGGTATTAAAAAAGTACTATTTGCAGACTTTGGAACTATTGGAAGTATAACGGTAGACCCAACAACAAAAGAAGTAACTACAATTACAGATGCGGCAACACCGCCAACTTGGTATGAGTATGATATCAAGGGTACATCATCATTAGACACGGCCGTGACGTCAAGTCGCGATAATGGTACGACATTTTACACCCAGACTTTAAACCTTACACTTACTTATTTAGATGCTTTAACACAAGCAGAACTTCAAAAAATAGCGGTGGCAAGGCCTTATTGCATAGTTGAAGATTACTATTCAAATCGCTTTTTATGTGGTTTAGAAAATGGCATGGAATTGGTGAGTGGCCAAGTACAAACTGGCGCAGCCGCCGGCGATTTAAGCGGGTTTTCAATTGTGATGGAAGGAATGGAAGAAACGGCACCGTATTTCTTAGCATCTTCGGTAGTAATAACACCGGCCGCAGACCCAATAGACCCTACGGCATAATTTATTATTTACTTATAATTAAAAGCATCCTTAATCGGGTGCTTTTTTTTTGTTTTTACAAATTAGTAATTTTTATACGTTATATAGGTAATGATTATATTTAGACCACAAGCCGGAAATAATTTTACATGCATACCCCGTGAATATGTGACAAACGCATATATGACTATTCGTGACGATAGCACAAATGTATCGGTAGATTATACATTAGTACCTAGGGTTGCCGGTGTTGGTAATATTGAAATTGTAAACGACACCTATAATGTATATAATGATACCTATTCAAATATGGCCGAGGGTCACTTTTACGATATGACCATTTATTCAGATGCAGGAAAAACCAATGTAATTTATCGCGATAGGGTATTTTGTACCGAACAAAAAGTAGACATACAAACAGACCCCGATTATTTCTATAAATTAAACAAAGGTGTATACCAAGAATATGACGGTTTTAATAATGACTATATAGTATTATGAGAAAAAGAAATAGCAAGGGTCAATTTGCAAAGCAAGGAAAAAAGCAAGAAGCAAGTTTTTTACAATTAAGTACATATACTAGCCCTGAAGTAAAAGAAGTAAACGGCGAATCGTGGATTTCCTATGGGGCTGATAATGATTATTTCCAGTTTTTGATAGACCGTTTTAATGGAAGCCCTACAAATTCGGCTTGTATAAATGGTGTGAGCCAACAAATTTATGGTAAAGGTTTAAATGCTACCGATAGCAACCGAAGACCAAACGAATATGCCCAAATGGTATCTTTATTTAAAAAAGATATTGTAAGAAAATTATGCTACGATCTTAAACTTATGGGTCAATGTGCAATACAAGTTGTCTACTCAAAAGATAGAAGCAAAATTGCCGAAATAGAACACATGCCTATTGAAACTTTACGCGCTGCAAAATGTGATGAAGATGGAAATATACCGGCATATTATTATTTTAATGATTGGGCAAATCTTACAAATACAGATGAACCTTTAAGAATACCGGCTTGGGGTATGTCTAATGAAGATATTGAAATATTATACATTAAACCATACAAAAGTGGTTTTTACTACTATTCACCAGTCGATTACCAAGGTGGGCTTCAATATGCCGAACTTGAAGAAGAAGTATCAAACTACCATTTATCGAATGTCATTAATGGCCTTGCACCCGGTCTTTTAATAAATTTCAATAATGGTATTCCAAACCAACAAGAACGCCAATTAATTGAAAGCAGAATAGCGGCTAAATTTCAAGGGTCTTCAAATAGTGGCCGTATGATTGTAGCTTTTAACGACAATAAAGAGAGCCAAGCCGAAATAACACCGGTGCAATTAAGTGATGCTCATAACCAGTACCAATTTTTATCGGAAGAATGCAGCACCAAAGTGATGTTAAGCCATAGAATTGTCAGCCCAAAATTACTAGGTATAAATAATGGTTCAGGTTTTGGAAATAATGCCGATGAAATTGAAGTTGCCAGTATTTTAATGGATAACACGATTATAAGGCCATTTCAGGAACTTTTAATAGATAACTTTGATAAGATACTAGCATACAATGATATTAGCTTAAACCTATACTTTACGACCTTACAGCCCCTAGAATTTACTGAAGTAGATAAAGACCTACAAGACAAAGAAACCATTGAAGAAGAAACCGGTGTTGAAATGTCAAAGGTTAATTTAAAACAAATTGATGGCAAAGAAGCTTATAAGACAATAGAAGAAGCAAAAGCAAAAGCAAAAGAGCAAGGATGCGATGGTTACCACGAACATAAAGATGGTGATGATGTTTGGTATATGCCTTGTGAAACACATTCAGAATTTTTATCAGATGATTTAGGTGAACAAATATTAGACAATTTAAAAGGTGAAACAATATCTGATGAATATGAATTAGTTGACGAACTTGAAACAGACATAGACATAAGCGATGAAGATTGGGCAGCTTTATGTATTAAGGAAAAAAAGTCTTTATTTAAAAAATTTGCTGATGAAATAACATCAAAGCCAAGTGGGTTTAGTTATTTAGATAGTAAAAATTATAAGATTAGATACAAGTACGTTGTTGGGTCAACAAAGCAAATGAAAGATAATAATAAATCAAGGCCATTTTGTGAAAACATGATGCGATTATCTAAGTCTGGCATTGTATATAGATTAGAGGGTATCGATGAAGCTTCGCGCGAGGGGGTAAATGAAAGCCTAGGACACAATGGGAAGCCCTATGACTTGTTTAAATTCAAAGGTGGGGTATATTGTCGCCATAAATGGGTTCGTGCCTTATATCGCCTTAAAAAGAATACCGAACCATCTGAAGATTTAAGTGACTATAAAAAAACAAGAAGCATACCGGATAGTTATATTAAATCACCAAGGGGTACAAAACAATCAGAAACGGCACCGGTCAACATGCCAAATCAAGGACATTATCCGGGCGTAAAATAACATATATGGCAACAGTACTTTTTTTAAATAGAACCGACCTAGTAAGAAATTCAATTATTGATGGAAATTTGGATAATTCCAAGCTTTTGCAGCACATCAAAATCGCACAAGAAATTGATGTCCAAGAAATAATCGGAACCCAAATGTATGAGGGTTTAACCAATGCAATAATTGCCGGTATTGATCTTCCGGCCAATGCAAGATGGAAAACCATTCTTGACGATTTTATTGTGAGCATGTTAATTTGGTATGGTCAGGCGAATTTCTACCCATTCGCAGCTTATACGGTGGCCAATGGCGGTGTTTACAAACATCAAAGCGAGAATTCGCAAAGCGTTGACAAATCAGAAATAGATTTTTTAGTTGAAAAAGCAAGAACAAACGCCGAATGGTATTCAAGAAGATTTATTGACTTCATGAATTTTAATCAAGCCATTTACCCTGAATACACCCAAAATAAAAATGATGATTTATACCCAAGCTATGATAGTTTGTTTAATGGTTGGGTGCTTTAATTTATTAGTAATGATATACAAACCAAAGGCAAAGAACATTGAGAAATTAAAAGTGTTTTTAAAGAAAAAAAATAAGAAGTAATGGCAAACGAAATGTATTATAAAAGTTGGTGGGGTCGTGGTGTTTGTGACAATACCGTTGGATGGGGTATTATTTATAAAATTTATGCCGGGTGTAGTGCAGTACCGGCTTTACTTTTAACCTTACAAGCAAGGGCAACGTATTATGAAAATGAGGCTTGTACAACCTCAATATTAGATGAATTAGAAATTATACAATAATGGCAAATAACCTTTTAGATAAAAGTAGTATCATACTAACACCAACCGCCTATGACAATGGCAAAGCACTTTGTGTAAAGCCAAGTGATGGAAGTGGTGACTTTGATTTTAGCAGAAATTCAGCA